GTTGGTGGCCTTCGTTTGGATCGCAGCGATGACTACGCATTCAATGCTGGTCTCGTCACGTTCCGTGCGACATTCCGTGTCGATGGCGATTTGCCACAGACATCACACATCAAGCACCTCCTCCAACCATAATTGGTTTGAGGTAGTGCAACCGATAGCAATATCGGTGTAAGTTTGAGGGTAGGCCAAACACGCAGGGTGGCCTACCCTCATTCTGTTTTTATACCCTGCGACCTGCGAAGGAGAGAACGGTGGGAAAGAATGCTCGTAATCGTCAAGAACACTCCGGTCGAATTACCAGACCTAGAAGCGGAGATATTGCTCCGAAGGGGAATAGCGCACTTGCCAGAGCAAGCAGACCTTCCACTTCCGAATCGTTACGAATCCTCTGGTACTCAAACGCCCCGTTCGCCCCAACAGGGTACGGCACCCAAACAGCGCAAGTCGTCCAAAGGCTCACCGAAAAACACGAAATAGCAATCCATGCGATGTACGGCATTGAAGGCATGGCTTCTATTTGGAATGGGATAAAACTTTACCCAAGAGGAATGTCACCATATTCCGATGATGTGCTGGTTGCGCATTGGATGGATTGGGCTAATGGCAATCGTGAGATTCCTGCGATGTTGATGACGTTGTTTGATGTGTGGGTGTTGAAGTCACCATCATTGGATCAGGTTCCGAATATCGCTTCGTGGGTTCCTATTGATCATGCGCCTTGCCCGCCTGCTGTGATTGATTGGTGTAAGCGTCCGAATGTGAAACCGATTGCGATGTCTAAGTTTGGTTTGGAGATGTTGCAGAATGCGGGTGTTGATGCGATGTATGCGCCTCATGCGTTTGAGGATGTGTTTGTTCCTACACACAAGTTGAGTAATGGTCGTGGTGAGTTCACCGGCAGACAACTGATGGAAGTTGATGAGGACAGGTTTGTTGTGATGATGAACGCTGCGAACAAAGGTCAGAACCCTTCACGCAAATCTTTTGGTGAGAACATTCTGGCGTTCGCTATCTTCGCTCAAAACCGTCCTGATGCTTTGCTGTATCTACACACGGAGCGTGATGGTGCGATGGGTGGTATCAATCTTGTGCATCTGCTGGAGGCGTGTGGTGTAAAGCCTGAGCAATACAAGATTGTTGACCCGTATGCGTATCGGACTGGTTTCCCTCAACAGGCTTTGGCTGCGCTGTACACCGCTTCGGATGTGCTGTTGGCTTGCTCGATGGGTGAGGGTTTCGGTATCCCTGTTATCGAGGCTCAGGCTTGCGGTACACGGGTCATCGTTTCGGACTACACCGCTCAACCTGAACTGGTTGGCGTTGGGTCAGCTGTAGCGATCCAGCCGTTCTGGGATGCGCATCAGAAATCATGGTTCTGCACCCCTCAAGTACCGTCCATCGTGGATGCCCTGATTGAGGCCTACGAGGCTCCTAGAGGCGTGTCAGACGAGGCTGTGGCCTTTGCTGACCAATACAGGGCTGACAAGGTTTTTGACGCTTACTGGAAGCCAATCATGAAAGAGTTGACCTCATGGTGCCAGTCATCATCGTCCCCGTCCTAAACAGGTACGACCTACTAGAACGCTGCCTACAGTCCATTGACTATCCGGTGGAGACACTCATCGTCATTGACAATGGTGGGCAGTCCACGTTGCATGATTGGCCTTGGGTGATTGACCGTCGCCATGTCAAGAACTATCACGTCTGGTCAATGCCAACCAACCTTGGAGTTGCAACATCGTGGAACCTAGGGATTAAGGCAACGCCATTGGCTAACGGCTGGATACTTCTTAACTCGGATGCTTACTTTTTGCCAGGGCAGTTACAGGTTTTCTACAATGATTGTCAGCCTGATTCGGTGACATTGACTCAGGCGCAGCCTGGTTGGTCTTGTGCGTGGGTTGGTGAGGAGCCGATTGCCAAGGTTGGTCTTTTTTGTGAGGCTTTTTATCCGGCGTACTTTGAGGATACGGATTGGCAGGAACGGGCTAAACGGTTGAACATACAGTTTTTCACTTCTGATGCTGGAATTATTCATGACAATTCTTCTACGATTCTGTCTGCACCAGAGTTAATGGAAAAGAACAATAAAAGTTTTGCTGCTAATGGTGCGCTTCATGCGATGCGTTGGCAGTCAGGGTTGCCTGATGCTGGTCATTGGGATTTAACTAGGAGAAGGGAATTGGGATGGGATTAGAAGATAAGCAAGACCCGATGGATGATTACTTTAATTTGCATGAAGGCGAAACGATTTATGTTCTTGGCTCAGGTGCAACGCTCGACTATCTGACACCAGATTTCTTTGATGACAAGTTGACGATTGCAGTCAACTTTGTTGGTTCGGTGTTCGGGTTGAAGGGTTATTACTGTTTCAGTCATTATCACGAAGACGCTCAGTATGAGGCGAAGCGTGAGGATTGTATTGGGGCGTTTACTCCTGAGCGTGAGCATGGTACCGATGGGGTGTTTGCTGGGTGTGCTGGGAATCTGACCACGTTCGGTACTCGTACCGGTAGACCTGGGACATCGTTTGATCCGCACGGTAAGGATTGGCCTGTGTTGTCAGGGCAGTTGACTATCGGGTCTTCGAGCATTCATGGGGCGATGCATTTGGCAGCGCACATGGGAGCAAAGTTCATTGTGTTGGTTGGGGCTGATTGTGGTTCGTTGGGTGGGCGTGACAGGGTTGATGGTTATGTGCCTGGTGATACTCATTGGGCTTTGTATGAGATGCACCTTCGAGCGATGAAGCAACGGTTGTGGGATGTGTATTCATGTCAGGTGTATTCGTTGAATCCGTTTGTGAACTATTCGCTTGAGGGTGTGCCGTATCGTGGTGCAGCGTCAATCAACTAGAATCGGGACACAATGACTATCTCAAATGGGTACGCCACACGCAATCAGGTTAAAGCAGCTCTCCGCATTGGAACGGCTGACACCCTTGATGACGATCTGATTGATAACTGTGTTGGAGCAGCGTCACGTCTGATTGACGGTTATTGCAATCGTCGCTTCTGGCAGACAGGCACAGCGGAGGCACGGGTTTATCAGGCAGAGGATTCGTTCTACTGCTCTATTGACGACATCGCTGGAACAGCGTTGACACTCAAAACATCTTCACAGTCTGACGGAACTTTTGATGTGACATGGAAAGTATCGGACTATCAGCTTGAACCATTGAACGGAAACCTTGATGGGTTGACTTGGAGTTACGACAAGATTCGTGCTGTAGGTGATTACCTGTTTCCAACGGTGAATGCGAACTATGGTGAGCAGGCTTTGGTTCAGGTAACTGCTGTGTTTGGTTGGCCTGCTGTGCCGGAGCCAATCACACAAGCCACAATCATCCAGGCTTCACGCATCTTCAAACGCTACGACTCTCCGCTCGGTGTGGCTGGCTTCGGAGACTTGGGTGCGATTCGTGTGTCTCGCTTCCTTGACCCTGATATGGCTCAGTTGGTTGAACCGTATCGTCGTATGCGGATATTTGCATGAGCTATTCAGTCACAGAGATTAAGACTGGTATCGCTAACGCATTAGCCACGATCCCAGGTCTGCGGGCTTACGCCCAACAACCGGACAACATCAATGCCCCGTTCGCTTGGCCTATGTTGGATTCAATCACCTACAACGGGGCTATGCGTGGCGGTCTGGTAACTCATGTGTTCACGGTGTCGGTGGTTGTGGGTAGGGCTGCGGAACGTACAGCTCAGACTGCTTTGGATGGGTATCTGTCTTATGAGGGTTCGTCATCGGTTCGTGCAGCGTTGGAATCGGATCGTTCGTTGGGTGGGGTGGTGCAGAACTTGCTGGTTGAGTCTGCCTCAAATATCTCCACGATGGATGGCAACGATGCGACATATTTGATGGTTGACTTCCGTGTGGTGGTGTACGCTTAGTTGATACACATTCCTGCGAGCGTGTAGAGTTTCAGTAGTAAATCTTCGAGTGCCGGAAGGCAGGAGTCACAAACATGGCAAAGCAAGTTCTCACTAACGTGGCGGTCACCTTCGGTACAGCTGCAACCGACATCACTTCATACGTTGCATCAGTAACGCTCAACCTGTCAAAGGCTGAGGTCGCTACAACTTCGTTCGGTTCATCTGGTGCGGTTACCCGTATCGCAGGTCTTGCAGACAACTCAATCACGCTTGATTTGCATCAGGATTACCCAACGATTGAGAAGTTGTTCTACGATGCTTGGGCTAACGGTACTGCTGTACCGATGACTGTGAAGCCAAACGGAACTGCTGCTGCTTCAAGCACAAACCCACAGTACGCATTCAATGTGCTTCCTTTGACTTGGACTCCTGTTGCTGGTGCTGTTGGCGATCTTGCTACCGCATCAGTTACTTACCCAATCGATGGTGCTGTAACTAAGACTGGTACTGGCGCATAAGTTTTAAACCTTAACCCTGCGGAGGAAAAATGAAAATAGCGTTAGAAATAACTTCTGCTTTGGATTCGTCCAAGCGGATTGTCATGGCAACCTTTCCAGACTTTATTGCGTTTGAAAAGAAGTTCAGCAAGAGTGTTGCGAAGTTTGAAGCAGAACTAACTTTGACTGACCTTGCATATATTGCGTGGCATTCAGAACATCGTCAGAAGAAGACGGGTTTAGATTTTGATTCATGGATTAACGATGTTGAGTCGTTGGAGTTAGGGAATCAAGCTGACGCTGTGATCGTCCCTTTGGAGATCAGTCAGCCCATTGGATGATTGCATACCTGTCTGTTGAGACAGGTATCGCACCATCGGTGTTGCTGGCAGAAGACCCTCGAATGTTGTTCACGATGTTTGCTTATTTGCGTTGGAGAGCAATTCATCTAAACAAGTAGTCTGTTGTTATGGCTGAAGCGTTTGGTAGAGCAGGACAAGTCACCATTCTTGGTGGCAACGATGCAATTCAAATTGATGGTATTGCGAAGTTTCTTCGTGACGCTTCAAGAGCGGATGCCAATTTCAATAATGAGATGCGTAAGGCTGCACAGGAAGTAGCTCAGAACTTGGTCAACAAAGCCAAGATAGAAGCGTCAACGGTTACCAGGAATAGGCAGGCCGTAGAGGTCATGAAAGGGATGAAGGCTCGACGTGACCGTATCCCTACCGTAAAATTAAGTGAGAAGTCTGCGTTTGTATCTAAATCAAACCCAAACAGGAAACGCAAGCAAAAGGTCACTAGGGGTGACGTGTTCTTTGGTGCTGAGTTTGGTGGTCAGGCTAGACCTAGGACTCGCCAGTTCTTGCGTCATCGTGGCAGATCAGGTTATTTCTTCTGGCAGACCGTTCGTAAGGAAAAGGAAAATATCGCCAAGGAATATCTAGGTGCGATCGATAAGGTTTTAGCAAAGTTGGCTGATGATAGAGCTACAGCGTTGAAGGCTAGGGCTGAGGCTGGTGGCGTATGGAACATGACTGATAAGGGCATGGTCTTCATTAGGGACTAATGCTTGACATCGGGCTAGTTTCCTGTACCCTCTAGGTAGGAGGGGTTATGGCAGTTCTGTTTAGGAATGTGAAGTCTATTTATCCGAAGCCGTTGGCTTCGTCCTGGGAACAACTCAAAGAGATGTTGTCTCTTCATGAGGAGAACGCTGTCAAGGCTGCGGGTGCGTTGTGGTCTCCGGTTGAGTATGACTTGGGTACGACTAGAGGTAACCGTAATGTCAGGTTTGTTGAGGCGTTGGTTGTGGACATGGACGGTGAAGCGTTTGACCATGCTCGGCTTGACGGTTTGGAATGGTTTGCGTATTCGACTTATTCGCATCGGTTGGATGATCCTCACTATCACCTTGTTTTGCCGTTAGCGGAGAAGGTGCCTGCGTCGTTGTGGCGTGTCGTGTGGCAGGAGTTGCATGACCGTATCGGGTTGGTTGGTGACCCTCAGACTAAAGACCCTGCACGTATTTTCTATCTACCTCAACACGCACCCGATCAGCCGTTCGAGTTCCATGAGGGTCATGGTGTGTTATTGGATTCGTCGTTCAGGTTGGATGTTGAACCTGTCATCAATCCTGTGTCGCCTCGCTCGAAGCAGGTTCGTCAACCTCGTCAGCGTCGTGCTGGTTCAGAGGTGTTGTCTGACGCTTGGTGGAACGCTCCTGTAGATATTTCTCGTTGGGATGGCCTGTCAGGCACAGAGTTACATTCTGCGATGTTGAAGGAGTTCAGAGCTTTGCTGAATGGGTAGTCTGTGATTGAGTAGAATCTTCGCATGGCTGGTGAGCGGACGTTCGTTGTTAAATTTATTTCCGACACAGGCAACGCCATTAAAGGCGTTAAACGAATTGGTGACGAACTCGGAGGCTTAGGGAAGAAACTAGGTTTGAGCGTCCCATCGTTCAAACAGGTTGCTATCGCTAGTGCTGCTGCAACCGGTGCTATCGCAGCAGGCTTATTCAAAGCAGCTCAAGCAGCAGCCGAAGATCAAAAATCTCAAGCCCTTCTAGCCGACCAGTTAGTCAAAACTACTGGTGCTACAACTGCTCAGATTCGCCAGGTTGAGGATTACATTGATGTCACTCAACGTGCGACAGGTATTGCCGATGACCAGTTAAGGCCTGCTATTGCCACGTTGACCCGTGCAACTGGTGATTCGACCAAGGCTCAAGAGTTACTTGGTTTGGCATTAGATATTTCTGCTGGTTCCGGTAAAGAACTTGAGACCGTTACCTTGGCATTGGCTAAGGGTGTCAACGGAAATGTTGGCGCATTCACCAAGCTTGGTATCCCACTCGATGCCAACATTGTTAAGACAAAAGATTTCGCTGCTGCTCAAGCGGTTCTGACTAAACAGTTCGGAGGTGCTTCGGCTGTTGCTGCGGGAACCTTTGAAGGCCAGATGAAACGATTGAACATCATCATTGGTGAAGCGGTTGAGTCTATTGGTTATGCGATTCTCAATAGTGACCGGTTCAAAGATGTGATGCAAAACCTTCCGAATGCTGTTCAGGCTGCAATTGATGCGTTCGGCACTGGCGGTTTGTCAGGTGCTTTAGGTGCATTCGCAGACAACATGGGCTACACCGGAGCGCAGGTAAAACTCAGATTGCTTGAAATGAAAACAGAGTTTTTTAGTTTTGTTGATGGTGTAACTCGTGCGCTTCAGTTACTTAGTTTGCCTCTTAACCTTATTTTTGGAACTATTAACACGATTACTGGATCAGAACTCAGAATATCCACACCAGCAGATACCAAGAAACAGTTGGATGATGCCAACGCTGCTTTGGCTGAGCAAAAGAAAGTTGTTGAAGAGTTAGGTATCATCTACAACGAAAACAATCGCAAGACCAAAGCTGCTGGTGCTGAGTCTGCTCGATGGACTGACATCGCTAGGTCGCTTGGTGCGACCCTTGATGTGACTGCTTCTAGTAGTGAGAAGTTTGGTGGTGGGGTTAAGAAAACTGCTGACTCGATTAAGAAGGCTACGGACAAACTTAAGGAATATGGCGATGCGTTGAAGACTGTGACTAGCAACGAGAAGTCGTTGTCTGATGCACAGAAGTCCGCTAATAGGGCTAGGAAGTCTCAGGCTGAGGCTGATCTTGATGTGGCTCAAGCGGTGGCAAGGTTGAATCAAATCTCAAGAGGTTTTGGTGCTGATAGTCCTGAGGCGAAGGCTGCTCAGGTTGAGTTGGCTAGGGCGCAACGTGCGCAGGAGCGGGCGACGATGGCTGTTGAGGAGGCTATCTATTCGGTTGCTGATGCTGAGAAGAATCTGGCTGAGGTTCGTAGAGACCCTGAGTCTTCGCCTATGGATATTCGTCGAGCGGAGTTGAATCTTGCTGATGCGAAGTTGAGTGTTGCTGATGCTACGGATTCTCAGGTTGGTTCGACTAAGGATTTGAATGACCAGCAGACGATTTTGAATGAAACTATTTTTGGTGCGACTATCGGTTCAATGGTTTATGACGAGGCGTTGAAGGATGTGACTGAAGCCAAGGAGCGTCAGATGGCTGCTGCTGAGGCGTTGGCTGATGCGATTGATCGTGAGCGTGAGGCTCAGGATAGGTTGAATCAGTCGTTGCAGGCGACAGCTGATTTGATTGCGAAGTATCCGAAGGTTTTGGGTGGGATGCCTAATCCGATGGCTGGGGTGTCGAGCCAGGTGCCGGTGACG